TGCCTGCTTCAAGTAAAAATTGGCACCATTCAGCATTTGCAGGTGGTTACACTGACCATGTTTTACGTGTGTATGATTGTGCAAATGAATTATATAAAACGTGGAAATCGATGGGGGGTGACGTTTCTACATATTCTGTCGAAGAAATGCATTTCGCAGCATTATTCCATGATTTAGGCAAGATGGGCCAACAAGAAGGCGAATATTACCAACCAAACGATTCTCAATGGCATATGGATAAGTTAGGTCAAATGTATAAGTTTAACACTGACATTCCAGCAATGAAAGTTCCAGAAAGATCATTATTTATACTTCAAGAAATTGGTTGTAAAGTTACACAAAATGAATTTATTACAATTAAAATTCATGATGGTTTGTATGACGAATCAAATAAGTTCTATTTTATGTCTGGTCAAAAAGAAACTAGATTAAGAACCCACTTACCATTATTAATGCATCAAGCAGATCATATGGCTGCTCAAATAGAATTTGAATTATGGAATAACGCGTCTAATAGTGTTCCTAAATCAAAACCAGCAAACGCTACTAAAGGCGATAAAACACTTAGAACAGCCAAAAAAGTAAATACAGCAAACAACCCAAAATTAGCGTCAGCAACATTAGATGTTATAGATTCATTTTTTAAAGATTAATTATGGAAATTATATTAAGCGTAATATTAACACTAGTAATAACAACTGCTTTTTTTGTTATTAGAAATTTAATAAAACAAACTGAAAGATTAGAAGATTTTATTACTAAACAAAGTGAAGCAATACAAGCTTGTGATAAAAGATTAAAACATTTAGACCATAAAGGCTCATTTGTAGCAGATGATGAAATTGGTTTTTTCTTTAAAGAAGTAGAAAAAATACAAGAAGCTCTAAACGAATTTACCCTTAAATAAATGTCATACAAAACCAAATTTGCACCTTTACCCCCAACAAATAATGATTTAGACTTTATTGTAGGTTCTTCAGATATTGCAAAACCAAAAAGAGGAAGAAAAAAAACAAAAAAGCAATATTTTACACCAGACACAGATAGAGCTATAAAAGAATATTTAGCATCATCAAATCAAGAAGAAAGAGACAATATATTTGCTAGAAGAATACATTATCCTTTTTATAAGTTAGCTGAAAATCTTATCCATACCTTTAAATTTTACTATACAGAAGTAGATGATTTAGAAGATTTAAAACATGAAGTAATTTGTTTTCTTTTAGAAAAATTAGATTATTTTAAACCAGAAAGAGGTAGTAAAGCATTTAGTTACTTTTCAATTGTAGGAAAAAATTATCTTATTCTTTATAATAATAATAATTACAAAAAGAAAAAGGCAAAAGTAGATCCCCTAAAAGCTGATGAGGATGAGGGAGTTTTATATCAATTAGGAAGAGATGGACGTAAACAAGAAATAAAAGATTTTATAGATTATCTCACAGAATATATTGATAAACATATGTTTACTATGTTTAAAAAAGATAAAGATAGAAAGGTTTGTGATGCTATTAACATACTTTTTAAACGAAGAGAAAATTTAGAAATTTTTAATAAAAAAGCTCTCTATATCTATATAAGAGAAATGACAGATGTAGATACTCCCGTTATTACTAAAGTAACTAAAAAATTAAAAACAGTATATAAAACATTATGGACTGAATTTGATGAAACAGGTTATGTAAAAATTTAAAAATTCCATATTTATTACAAAATGTATGGATTCATTAAACCAAATATTATTCGATAATAAATCCTTTGGTGATTTATTAAAAGAAATTCACGGTAACCAAAAGAAAAAAGCTACTCAACTTGCATCTTTAATTGCTGAATTACGTCCTTTAGTCCAATCTTTAGGTGACGCTACAGTCGTAGTTCCCTTAATTAAGGAATATATGGAAATTAGTGTTAAAAATGACGACCAGTTAATTAAAATGGCAGCCATTGTACAACGTTTATCAACAAGTACATCTCAAAGTGGAGATGGTGGTTTATTAACTGAAGAAGAAATGAGTCAGTTAATGGATGTTGCGGAAGAAATTTCTAAAACAGTAGAAAAACCCAAACAAATAGAAGGACCAGATGAGAACTAGATTAAGAGCTGTAAGAGTCCAAGAAGTTATTTTAAATAATGAAACTAATCCTGTAAGGTACAAACAGTTAGGAGATAATGATGCTATAGGAACTATATTATATTCTAGATTAAATCAAGAATTACCTATAAACGGATCAACAGACTATTTAGGTTTTGCAAAACCCTTATTTGCGGGAATTACTCAATATCCTGTAGTTAATGAAATAGTATATTTAATAAAAGGCCCAAGTTCTGCATATTATGATAATGGTGATATTATATCTTATTATTTACCTCCTATAAAAATCCAAAATCATCCTTTACATAATGCTTTTCCTAATTTAATAGATAGTGATAAAGTAAGTTTATCAAATGAAGATGTAGAGGGGGGAGCAACAAACTCAGATAATGAAGAATTTTCTATAAATTTAGGAGAATATTTTACAGAAATAGAAAAAATAAGACCTTTAAGACCTTATGAAGGAGATACTATTGTAGAAGGTAGATTTGGTAATTCTATAAGATTAGGAGCTACCACTTATAACCAATTAAGTGATATTAATAGGTGGAGTAATGAAGGAGAAATAGGAAATCCTATAACTATTATAAGAAATGGTCAAAAAGAAGATGAACAAGGAGAATCTTTTGAACATATATTAGAAGATATAGATGAAGACAATTCAAGTATATACTTATGTTCTAACCAACAATTAACTAATTTTATACCTGCATCAAATTTCCAATTATCTTTTGGAGCTAATTTAGAAGCTATTACAAAAGTAGAAGTAGTACAACCAAATGATCCTTTACCAGAAAAAGTACAAGAAGATCCACCACTAGTAACACCACCCCCACTTCCACCAGAACCTGAAGAAGTACCAGAAGAAGAAGTATTAGAAGACATAGCAGAATATGATGATGCCTTAACAGAAGAACAAGTTATTTTTCCGGGGGAAGATTTAGGAGACTTACCTGATAGTTATAAAAATCCAGAAGAAATAGATGTAGAAAGACAGTTAGGGCCAGTAGATAATAGTACCCCACCAATACATGCTGATGCAATTGAAATATGGGATGGACCTTATCAACCTCACATGGATAAATTAAAAGAAAAGGGTCCTTATGGGTTTTATAATAGAAAAATGGGTCCATTTAATATGGTTTCTTTTAAAAACAAAGATATGGTACAAATATATGAAACCCCCAGATCATCTGGAACTATAGAATCACAATTAGCTTTTGCAAAAATACAAATAGACTTACCAGGAATGAATTAAATTATGGCATTTAAATTAAAATCATATATATATAGTTCAACAGCAACAAAACAAGGTATAGATAATATGCCAGGAGTTGATAAGGGGGAAGATGAAAAATTAACATCAGAATATATTATTGGTAATTTAGAAAAATTACATAACAAATGTGTAGGTCCTATTATGACTCATTTTAATAATCTACCAAATAGTAGTGGTAATTCTATAGGATTAACTTCAGCTTATAGATGTAAAAATTTAAATGCAGCTCTTAATCCTCCAGGAGTAGAAAATTCTCAACATATACAAGGAATGGCAGTTGATATAGTGTATACTGAAGGAGAATCTTCAGAAATATAGAATTGGACAATAGCATATTTACCTGTATGGAGTCAAATAATTTGGGAATTTCTTGAAAAAAGAGAAATGAAATCATGGGTTCATATATCTTATAATTCAGAAAATAATTTAAAAACAAAATCCTTAGCTTCTAATAGAGAAGATCTACATGAACATTATAAAACACAAGAAACAGAAAGAAGAGGAAAATATACCCATGGATTAACAATAGACGCAGACCAATCAATAGTATAATATGACATATATACCAGAAGCCCCAGGCACATATCAAGGAAACCAAGTAATAATAAATTCAGATAGATTATTATTTAATGCAAAATCAGACAGTATTTTATTATTTTCAGATAAAGCTATTGGTTTTAGTACAAATGGTAGTTTTCATTTTGATACAAGCCCAAATGAAGAAAGTAAATTTGTAGTAAATTCACCTAAAATTTATTTAGGTTTAGAATATGATGATACACTTCCCACACAACCAGCAGTATTAGGAGAAGAATTAAGAGACATATTAACGGGAATAATGGATGCAATGGAAGAAATAACAGATAAAATAGTTTGTAATGTGTCATATGTAATTCCCGGTCCGGGTGGGTTTACTGGTATGAATCCAGCAAATTTTTCTGCTTTTAATGATATAAGGATGAATTTAGAAGAATTAAAAGTAGATTTAGATGATATGATGAGTACAAATACAAAATTAGTATAAAATGTCTACAGAATCAGTAAAAAGCGAAATAACTAATACAATACAAAAAACTATTAGTAAAGCTAAAAGTGAAATAAAAATTCAAGGTAAAAAACAAGTATTAGAATTAAAAAAGAAAATACCCTCACCTCAAGAATTATTAGATCAACTAAAATCTGAAATATCAATGGATAGTTGTACTGGTGAAGGAAAAGAAAAATTTGAAAATAAAATAAAAAAGGTACAAAACAAAATAGATAAATTAAAAAAAGCTATAGATAGTGCTTTAGATAAATTAGAGGGAGTAGAAGGCAAGTTAAGGAAGATAACAGATCCTTCAGGAGTTTTAGCTAAAATCAACTCTATAGCATCAGTATTAAATCCTATCGTAGCAACATTAGGTACAGCTGTAGTAATAGCAAAAATAATGGTAAAAGTTTATGGTCATATACCTCTTCCTCCTAATGGAGCTGGACCACCATCAGGTCCTATTTTCTTAGCTAAAGACATAGCAAATATGGCGGGGGGAAAAATAGCCGAATTTTCAGCATTAATATTATGTTTAGGACTTATAGTACAACTTTATACAAATAAAATAAATAAAATATTAAATATCCTTACAATAGCTGTAAATAAATTAAAAGCACTAAAAAACCAAATAGACAAACTAGCAGCTCTTTTATTATTTTTAAAATTAGATTTTGAAGCAAAATGTGATGATTTCTTAAATTCAAGTAATGGAGCAACAGGTACAGGTACAGGAGATTCTTCAGGAAATGGTACGAATGAGGGAATAGGAGCATGGGGTAATGATGGGTTAGGTGTAAATACTATAGATGGAAGTAATATAGCATCTTTGGCTGATGGTATGAGTCTTGAAGATTTAATAAACCGTACTGAATCATTATATGGTAATATATTATCTGGGTTACAATCTCAAGGAAATACAAGAGCTTTAGAAAAAATATCAAGATTAGAAAAAGAAACTAAAGAATGGGTAACAAAATACAATATTAGTTTTAAAATAATAAAGATTTAAAAAAAATTTATATTTATAACAAACAACAATTAACAACATGAAAGCAAAAACTTTTGAAAATCTAATTAGAAAAGTAGTTAGAGAAGAAATCGATTATGCGTTA